TAATTGCCATAGGGCACAAAAGGACTGAGCACAAAAAAGGCTACGAAAATGTAGCCTGTGAGGTTTTTTAACATTTTCAATAGCGGTAATAGCATTTAAAGCACCCCGTTATATTTTTCGTGTTCTTCACCATCGAGCAGCAATTGAGCAAGGCGAGATACTTCATTAAGTACCGTTTTAATGCTCGGCTCTTGAATGTTATCAATAGTGGTTAAGTTATTAAGTACAACACCTAAACCTTGCGCCACCTTTGCATCATCTAAGTCAACATAAGCGCTACCCACTAAATCATCGTAAATGTCTTCAACATAAATATTAGTCGTATTACGCACCGCATGACGTTCAGCTATATAAAATCGTTGTTTAAGTGCGCGAACGGTAATGACGCGAATAGCTGGTATAACCTCCACAATAACCACAGGCTCATACCAAGTTTTTTTCACTCCACTGGGGAATCTTGCCCATTCATTATCTAACGGCAATCTTTCAGGCTCTACAGCGATATTGTTTTCTTTATCCCAAGCAATTAAATTTAACATTACAATACTCCTTGTGGTATATGAGTTAACCATGCGGCAACAGACTTATAAGATGAAGATCCAACGACGAAATTAACGCTGCCCTGCATAGTTACCTTTAAAGAGTCTTCAAAAGGGATGCCGATTTTCATGCCCTTTGATGCTGTGTCATTAGGCGTCACCATCCCTAGCGGCCTTGTTGTCAGATAACCAGCATCAAAGGCGCTAAACTCACCCGTTGACAAGTTAGAATCAGTAGATGGTGAGAACTGAACAAAATCACCAATACAAAAACGCCTACTAGCCGCAATCCCTGTTACCACAAAAGTATGAACCTCGCCGTCAGCAGTTACGCGAATTGTTATATCGCCAGTAACACTAAGCCCCCCGCACATTACATGAGTTAATACGCCCTCACTCCCTGCACCCGTATCGACAATCGTCTGCTCTAAAGTGTTTGCTGATTGTTGATATACAGCAGTTTCAAAACCATATTGCGACCAATTATTTTGTAATTGCCCGAAAAAATCATATGAATTTGATTGATAGGTCGTGCTTAGACCTGCTTTTAAAGAAACTAAATGGTAATCAACTGTAAATTGAGGCATTATCATGCTGTGCCTGCTGCGCTTGTTGCTCTCAATCAGAGCAACTAATGCTAGGTATGTGCGAACGCCATCACCATTAATCACCCTACCCGTATCATCCTCAACAATGCTGGCACCCAAAATAACAACAGGGTTTAGGGTTGTCAGCTCTAAAACCGTACCTGAAATCGAGCTATTAGCGTAAATTTTTATTGTCATGTTCTGGCTACCTTATAATGTGTTTACTTCGTCAGGTGTGAAATCTTCGCGCCATATCTTAAAATCTTTCATGTGACCCCAGAGTTTTAATGCACCGTTATTACGATATCCACCAACACTAAAAACATCACTATCAGTATGGTTAACCCATGTATCCTCATGCTGTGTTGCACTATCTGTTTCACTACCGACATAAGTCGTGACAAGCCCCGTCTTAGCAAAAGTTACCGTAAACTGCTGAGGCACACCTCGAACATTATTACTATGTACGGATGTGATCGCACTTACACCGCTGCTCTGACTTATTGCTGATATATTGTTAGATGTTGTGAACTTAAAGAGCAGGTGATCATCATTGCCTAGATAAATACCCCACACATAAGCGTTACTTGTTAGCTCTGCTGGCTCATGTAAAAGACTTATTTCAGCGCTTACACTGAGCGCCCCCTTGTCATTTAAAGGAAGGTTATTAATATCAATGCTCAAATCATCGGCAGACCTTTCTGCTGGTTCACCTGACGAATTGATCGGGCTTGACGCAAAAGGTAATTGCTCGCACTGCGCCCAATCTACATAGATAAAGTCCGACCCGTTGCCGTTGAATGTTTCCGAATTACCCCCGTCAGACATTTGTATTTCTTGGTTTAGGGTCGATGTGGAATTACATATCATTTGTATAGAACACCTATACCACCCGTTACCTATGTATTCCATTTGATATTGCTTGGGGAGAGTAGCTGTGAATACGTCACCTACCCCATTACTTACAACACCACCAACAAGGTCGAACACTACATTGCCATCATTAGACCATGCACCAAAACTATCAGTGGCTAACTGTAAATAACGCCCTGCTCCCGTACCATTACCAGCTTTGGCAAACACTGATTTAGTATAGGTTTCTCCACTAGTGACTGATATGCTCGTGGGCGAGGTTATTGTGTGAGTTGTAGAAAGCGCACTATCAACAGTTAACTTTGTTGCATCAGAAGTGCCGTCAATCCCTTTTGTTGCGTCAGTGCTTGTTGTGGTGCGCGTATTACCCCAATTCAATGTTTTTCTATCACTAAATAAATTCTTGCTGTACCCCTCAATTAAAAAGCCTTTTGCTTCTTCGCGTAATTCATTGGCGTTGGCTATCATTAACAACTTAGTATTTTTATCAATATATGTTGCTGAACTATCACGCTCAAATGACAAACCGCCATTTAATTTTACTACTGACTGACCGCTACCAAATAAATGCACATCAGGGTTGTTGATAAGGCTCCACCGGATGGATTTACTAAGATAAAGGCTGTCGTGATTGTGTTTACCCGCCACGGTGTCATTCGCGGCTTGTGCTGAATCACTTGCCGATTTTTTATGCTGAAGCGTAATTTCTACTTGTTCTTGTGCCTTGTCTGCAGACTTCTCTGCATCGTATTTTGCCTGTTGAACATCACCTGCTTGGGCGCTCATCTGGTTTAGTTTTTCTAAATAATCTTTGTCATTGAGCTTAAATTGAACAGCGGTCACTTAAACCTCTCTCACGCTAATAGGCGTTGAATAGTTATTATGGAAATCATGGGTACTACTGGGTATGCTTTTGCATTTAGCGGCAAAGGCATGATCTCGTCGTTTTTGACCGCTTTCACCAGGATAAAGAGAAATGTAAAAATCTTGATGTAAACCAACAAGACTAAAAAACTCAGTAAACTTAGGTCGTTCGTATTCATCAAGCCATTGCAAGCTCAAGTCAAGGTGGCGAATTGCTGGAGCATAAACAGTATGAAAACTACCATCAGCCGTTGCGACCCCCGATGAACTGGTGACCTCAGGTGACATTTTGGCGCCATAACTAAAGTTAGTGTTGGGTGACTGAGCAAGGCCATTGTAAATTCGCGCAAGATCAATAAATAAATCAGGGTTATCGGGATCGTTAATCACAATGAGTTGACTTTGTACTGCCACCGGCTCTAACTCATCACTGTTATTTTTTAGCCAGATTTCGGTAAATTTTTTCTCAAAAGCGCTTTGATCAAAGATGTTAGCGCCTAATGCTTCAACGCCCCATTCCAGCTCGCCCAGTGATTTGGCTTCAATAGCATTCACAATGCCGCTATCAAATACCGGTACGCCTGATAAATCATTGCTGACATAACCAAGCCATTGCACTGTCGCGGTAGCACTGAGGTTATGGCGCCATAACACTAAGCCTGAAACAATGCCTGGCTCATTAAATGCTACTTTGATTTCAACATTGGTTAATGATGTTGTTCTAAACACTTCAGCATTACTGTAAAGCTGGGTGTTCGATGGCTCTAAACCTGCTATTTCAACCCCTGTTTTTAATGTTACTGCTGCAACATCAAACGAATCGTTGCGCATAACAACCATGTTATTACTCACGCTAACACCTCCATAATGTCAGTTGGGTTATTCAGTCGGTGTATTTGCCCTACCACTACCGCATCTTTACTGCCGCCAAAATAGCGCGGATAGGTCACATTAACCGTACTGCCTTGGTTATGCTTTTTGATGGTGGTTTCCATGCTGTAAATGGTCCGAGGGTGTTTAAGTAAAGGTAATCGCCTAACAAGCTCTGTTTGCACATCAGCGAGATTGGCTATTAAGGTTGGTATTATTAACTCTTCTGCAGCAGAAGAGTTAACCACTGTATTGGTTCCGCTACTGACACTATTGTCTTTTTGATATAACGCAGCTAACTCAGGGTTGTTCTCAGTGATCACTGCCGCTAAACCATCCCCTTGCGGGGTGTAGTTTTTTTGAAAAGCTAGGGTTAATTTACTAATGGCCGGTAACCGATCTTTAATACGCAAGCTGCCATTTTTTATTTGTCCTGCGGTAATAAAATCAGTTACTGGCGTAATGCCGACATAATGCTGTAATCTAAATTGACTTAATGCATCAAAGTACCAGTTAGCCCCGACACTTTGACAAACCTCATCGATGCACTCATCAATGTTGCGTTGTTTTTGCTGGTAAAGGCCTAGCGTATAACTTGGCAAAACCAGACTATCAACCGCCGCACTTTGCCCAGCAATGAACAAAAGGTGGTTAATTATTTGCTCTGCAGTTTTAAGATAAACACCATTTTCAACATGGCCCTGACAATCAAGGGTCAGTCTACCCGTTACGTTTTTATTGATGGTAATGGTGCCGACACTTTTGTTAACCGTATAATTAACGGGACTGATAACAAAACCGCTTTCTCTTACCTGTGTTACTGACTCAATAGCACCATCATTGATCTGATACGTTCGAGATATCGCGTTGGTTAAAACAGGTTCAATATTAAAACATTGGCCAAAACAGCGCGGCTTGAAAACATCGTTATTCTCAACGCTGGTGATCGCATTAGTTAATACCGGCTTAGTTAATGATTTACTAAAATCACTAAACAAAAGTCGGGCGCGGTTGTCATCAACGGGATCAATGTTTTTACTGACACCGACAAACTTTTCAATAAACAAATCACGGGACCATTTTGGCGCGCCAATCAGTACCCGTATTTTTTGCCCCGAAAAATCAGCCGAGGTAATTAACGCCTCAACTTTTTCATGAAGAAAAAACTCGATAGCACTAGTGCTTGTCGTTGTTTCACCGAACAAAACCACACTCATTCGCTGGCTAAAAGTAAGCGTAGAGCCAACGTTTAACCAGTTATGATAAACTTGATTAGCTTTAACATCGGTTGGTTTGGCTCTAAAAGGGTAATTACTTAAGTGCAGGGTTTTTAACTCCCCTGCTTCTAAATAATCCGCTTCAACAAGGATGCACCGAAAAAGCCCTGGTCGCTTTAACCATTGGATTTTTGTTAAGCTCATGGTGCATATTTCCTGATACTATTAGTTTCTGAAAATCTCATTTCCATTGCTTCTAATCGAGAATTGTTTTGTTCAGCTGCTTCAGCTTGTGCCTTGGTTTGCTTTTTAGTTAACTCAACTAGCTCATTCAACTTATTATCAGGATTAGCCACCACTGGTGCGGGTGTAGCAGGTATGGCGGGTAAATAAATCGGTTGAGGATTAACAATCACCGGAGCGGGTATGGCTGGAATCTCGATATTGTTAATTGCACCAACAACTTCATTAAGACCATTCGTAATAGAGTGAACAAACTCTGCCGTTTGCGCTTGTAATTGCTGGTTAAGCCCTGCCATCGCTTCATCATATCTATCCGCTAACGTTGCCATTTCACCGGTTAAGTTATCAGCATTGACCGCATTTAATTCATCGGTAAGTAATTGCAGTGACTCAAGCTCTAACAGCAAGTTATTTTGCAATTCAAGGTTGTCATTTTGGTAGCGCGTTGTTTGTGCCGGAACACTTGGCGCAGCTCCTGCATCGGTTGAACTAAATGCATTCGTTACTTCATCAAATATCGCTTGATATTCTGAGCTTGCCGTACCGCCATAGTAGTTTTTAGCTTGCTCTAAGTACTGTTGACCACTGCCTTGTAAATTAGCTATATCACCTGTGCTAAGGGCTTTGGTAAAACTCTCTTTCGAAAAGTTAAATTGCTCAGCACTAGTAAAGGTTGATAAATCGCCAAAACGTAAATCATCCGCGGCTTTTTTAAGGTTTTTAGCCGCATCAGCAAGGGCTTGATAATTACTTAAATCATTTTGATAACGCTCATTGGCAAGATCAGAAAGTTGATTGTTGCTATCAATCTCAGCTTGATATTTGTTTTGTAATGCCTGGCTTAATTTATCAATAGTCGATAATTGCGCGCCAATATCGCCATTGCCTAAACCACTTCGTAAACTGTTGACGTTATCTGATTGATAACCAACTTCATCCCAACCGCTCATTTGTCGTTTAAGCGTTAAAATACTACCGGCTATAGATTGAGCAACCCCTGCAATAGACGTACTCATTTGCTCATTAGCACTAACTAATTCAGCGACTGCAGCAGTATGTGACTTGTTGAGTTTATCAAGCTCAACTTGATGGGTGTTGTTGATTTCAGCTAATGCACTATCAATAATAGTTTGACGCTTTTTGCTATGTAGCAGCTCAAGCATTTCAGTGCCTAGGCCTAATGCTTGTGCTTCACTGGCATAATCAGCAAATTGTTTCTGCAAGTTATATAGCTGCGTTTGTACAGGGCTAAAGTCGAGCAAAGCTAACTGGGTACCAATGTCTTTACTAAACGCTAAACGCGCTATCGCTAGTTCTTTTTCTTTTTCAATGGTGTTATCAACCGCGCCACCTTGATTTTCTAGTGCATCTAAGTATTCAGCGGTTTGACCTGACAGTAATAATAATTGCGCATATAACTGTTGGTCTGCTTCATTTAAAGGCTCTAACGCACTAACGAGATCCTTAAAACCTGCTTTGGTGGCAGGAACACTTAACCCAAGCGCTTCAAATTGAGCGTTAAGCTGCTTTTGCATGTATTCAAACTGTTCAGCTTCACTATAAAATTCAGTAAAGAACGTACTTGCTGCACCTTGCAGTGCTTCAATGCCTCCTGCGTAACCAATAATGGCCTGAGTCGCTACAATGGTTTTATTCGCATCAACATTCGCTAAGGTATTACCTGTGATTTCAAGGACTGAATTAAATACCGCTTGCTCTTGAGAAAGTCGGATCAGTGTTTCATAGAGCCCTTCCCCCACTTTTTGAAAGTTTACGATGCCTGGTACTAAATACGTTGCCATTAAATCGGCTTGGCTAGACAGTATGGCTTCAAGCTCAGCTTGTATTTCGTCACCTGAAAGGCCTTTGAAACTCATCGCGCCAATACTCAATACGAAGTTATCGAGATTTTTTTGTGTATCAACACCTAATACGTCTATGGCACTGGTAATAGACGTGCCTATATTGCCAAATACTAGTGCTAATTCGTGCTCTAACTGTTGATCAACATCTTGGTATTGTGTGCTGTAACTTGTGCTTGATGATAAACCCCAAAACTTTTTCTTTTTGGTTTTAATATCAAAATATTGCTGTGCTTGAACTAAGCCCGTGTCGATAATATCGCCCATGGTTTGGCTAACAATATTGATGCCCGAATCGACTAATGATTTTTTCGTGGATGAGAAGCCGCCAATAATTTTATCTAAGATACCGCCGCCTAAACTGCCAAAGACAACATCCAATTTACTGTCTATTTTTTCAAATAAACCATTACTATTATATTTTGACGTTTCGCCCAGTTGACCGCTATAACCAGCCCCATCAAACTTACCAAAATTACTGACAAAACTTGTCGCTAGGTGAGTAATGTTATTGTTTAAATCATTTAAGCTATTGTTCATTTCACGCAATTCTGCGTATTTATCAAGCTCTAACTCTTCAATGCGTTCAAAGCTATTAATAAGTGATGCGGATTTATCATCACTGCCAAGTACTGTACCGGTACCTTGATTTTCTTGGCGCTCTGCTGATGAAGTTGGTGCCGAGCCTGAACTCCCGCTTGTGGCAATACCAAGGCCTGCAACAACAGCAACCATGGCTGCAATACGTACCCATGCAGTGTACGGATCCCCTTGTCCTTGATTAATGATTGCTGTGGTACCTAAAGCGGCTTGTTTAACCGTTTCATTCGCTACCACTGCAGTTGTTTCAGCTGAACTCATCAACATTTTTTTAACAGACATGGCTAATGAAGCAATGGCTAACCCCTGTTCAATAGCATGAAATGCTTTGGCAGCTTTCGAGTTTTCTTTAAACATACTCGAGGCAGCACCCGCGATGGATGAATAACTATTTAGCTGGGCTTGGGTGTTGCCATAATCAAGTTTGGCTTCTTCTTTTTTCAGCTTGTTTAAATCAGCACCCACTACCTTTTGTTTTTGGTGGTTTATTTCAATGGCTTTATTGTATTTTTCTTGACCTACAAACAAGTTTTCCATTTGCTGACCAATACTGCCAAAGGTATCGACGATAATATTACCAGCACTGGCCCATGCTTCACCAACACCGTTAGCACCAGCTATCATATTTTGATAAAAGTCATTCTCTGCATTGATTTCGTCTTGAATGTTTTTTTGATCGGCTAAAGCGTTGGTGTATTTCTCAACCTCTTGACGTTGCTCATCTGTTGCATTTATTGATAATTTACTTAAGTTTATTTCGGCTTGCTTTTGGACTTCACCCATACCACTTAAGCGAATTTTTTCTTTGAGTGAATTTATAAACTTTTGGTCCGAACTGATTTCAACGTCTTTAGATTTAGTGCTGTTTTTATATTCAGCTGCAAGCGATGCTACATGCCGCTTATATTCTTGAATATTGAGAGAGCCCGATAAATATGAAGAATGCAGCTGCTTCATATCTTCCCCGTACTGTCGTGAAGTTTGAGCTAATGGGTTCAGTCTATCGATTAGTGACTGGCTTTCTTTTGACAGCGAGGCAATTGATTTAGTTGAGCTGTCACTAGATTCGCTCCACTTTATACTTTCGAGGTTTACACCAACCAAATTTTCCTGAAGCTTACCGTAAGCTTCTTGTAATACGGATAATTCCGCACTTAGCTCTGCAGCTTCTTGCCTTTTTTCTGAAGAAAAAGCAGAAGAACGTTTATTATTACCCCGAGAATCCATTGCTTCAAGTTGCTGTGCTTGTTTTCCAAGCGCTATTATTTCAGCAGTTTTATCATCAATTAATCGTTTATAACTGGCGGCTTTTAACTCTTGTTGACGTCTAGTCATGTTTTCAATGCTAGAGACTACTTTATCAGTGCTTTCTTTTAACTTATCAGCAGAGGATTTTGCGCTATCCATGCCACTGGCCATTTCATAAAGTGCATAACCGGCTAACATTGCCACGCCTACTGGTCCACCTAACAACGCCATACTGCCACCAAGTAATCGGCTTGTTACACTTGCACGATTCATGGCTACATTGTGTGCATTAGTAGCAACAGTAAGGATTCGCTCAGATGCTGCCGCTTTACCGTTGGCCAACGCTAAATTATTAAGAGCTCTCGTTCTGGCGTAAGTAGTTTTTGCTATAGTTAAAGATCGCTTGGCTGCTAGTTGTTCTTGAATAGCTTTATGATTTGCTGACTTTGCTAACATCAGCTCACTTGCTTGTAATTTGATGTTTGCCTGTAGCTTACCTAACGAAGCTATTTTATTATCTAACATCCCTTTGCTACTTTTAGCGAGGGCTGCAACAAGGTGCCCACCAGCGACTACAGACAACGTTTCAATAACTGAAATTACCGCAGGTAAGTTTGAAGACAAGCCATCAACACCTAAAGCTATAGTATCAATGGTTCCACCAATACCGCTTGCAGCACCTTGACTTCCAATGCCGTCATATAACTGAGCAAACGATGTTTGCAAATTACTAGTTTTAGCGCTTAAGCGACCCATTTGGTCACCCATAGCATCACCAAACTTGTTATTACCTAAGTCGATTAAATACTGCTGAATACTAGCCGCATCTTTTTTGATTTCTGTGCTGGTACCTTGAAAGGTAAAACGAACCTTATCGCCTTGTGAGCTCGCTTTAATACCAAATTCTTTTAAGCGTTCAAATTCACCAACTGAAGCATCAGCAACCGCCTCAATCATTTGCATTAAATCTTTGCCCATGGCAGCAGCAGTATTACCGTAGCTGATCATAGACTCACGAGAGGGATCCAGCCCTAAATGTGTTAATTTGGTAAAACCCTCTACCGATTGCGCTAAGGTAAAAGGGGTTTCTTTTGAAATGGCAATTAATCGCTCTAGCTCTTTACCCGCTGAAGAAAAATCACCTGTTATTGTTTTTAACTGACCTCTATAGCCCTGAAATGCATCAATACCACGGTAAACTTCATTAGCAAGTAAGCCAAAACTTACACCTGCAACCACCCCTTTTAACAAGCCAAACTCTTTAGTCATTCCACCAATTGAAGCTTTGGATGTCGTAGCCTCTTGCTGAAAGCGCTTCTGTTTAGTGTTAAGTTTGGTTAGTTCGTCTTTAGTTGCTTTTACAGCAGATACGCCACCTTTAGCATTACCCTTGATGACCAAACCAACTTGATAATTTTTAGCCATTTTTTTTCCGTTGCTCGCTGATTGCTGATAAAAAGCCGCTTTCAATAAAGCGAATCTCTTCAAAAAGTAGTGGTTTTTTTTCTATTGGTACCGCGGTCATCGCCATGACTGACTGTAAAGCAGGATAATTTAGCCCTGTTACGCCTGACATGGTGACATTCCACTGGGTTTGACACTGTTGAAACAAGTTGTAAGCTGGGTGGTTTTCGTCCCACAGCAAAAACTCGTCTGGTTGACTTTGTTTTTGCCAAAATGCTTCTGCATCGCCATTTAACTGAATAACATCCTTGTCATCTTCTAAATCTTGCTCGGTAATTTCAGCACTGTTGGAGCTAGCCAAATACTTACCGAGATCAATTAGTTTTTTGCTTTTAATGCCTCGCGACCAACAATGACTTCCATGAACTTTTTGATTAATGGACGTCGAACGTATTCCATCTCTAACAGCTCTGGCAGAATGTCACTGCTGTATTCTATTTTTGTTCCGTTATCATCAACTAACCCATCGATATTAATAATGTTTTCATGCAGCACCTGGTCGTCGTTCATGTCGCCTTTCGCTGAATCTTCAAGTAATTGCTTAGTCTCTGACACTGGGAGTTTTTTAAACTCGACAACAATGTCACATTGATTGCTTCTGCCTAAGTCTTTAGGTTCTTGAATGATGATTTTTTCTTTGATGCTAGTAACTGCTTTAATTTTAAAAGACATGTTTTTTCTCGCCGTTAGTAAATAGAATTAATAAATTATTTTTAGCCGTAGTAATTAAACGGTCAGACAACGCACGGCTAAACACGCTGCCCAACCTAAACCTTACTTAATTGTTAATATGAACTCGTCATCACCTGCATTTGGTACCAGCGATAAACCTAAGTTGTAATGAAGTTCACCATCACCGTCTTGTTCGCTAATGGTGGTTAACTGAACTTTAGGCGCATCAATCTGGACAATATTACCTGCTGTTGTGCCATGAATAAGCTGTAAGGCTTGCAGAGTAATGCCGTTATGGCTCTCAACTTCAGCAAAGAAGTTCTTAGTCGTAACATCTGGTGCTTGTACACTTGTAGAGCCCGTAGGCTTACGGTCGGTAACGATCACTTCGTTTTGATTTATTACGTTACGCGCTTTTACATCACTCGACATGTCAAAAGAAATACTTTCTGCGATGGGACTATATGCGCCAATGGTTAACGATGTTTGCGTGTTTGAAATTGGTAGCGGATCTGCGAAAGCGGAATGATCAGCAGTGATAACAGAAACATCTGCAGGGCGTTTATAAAAACCAATAAACTTAAAGCTAATGGTTGGAATGCCCTCTTTAGATAAGCTGAAAGAGCATGAACCACGCGCACCTTTAACTTCGTGGATTTGATTAGTGCCTGCATTGTTTCTTCGTAAATAGGCAAGAGTTACTGATTCATAACCCGACGATACAGGTTGATAAACAACGTCGGTACCAACATTGATAGTTTCACTAAAACCAGACGATCTTAATAAGCAACCGTAACCAGGTGCACTACCTGCAGTTTTGGCACCCGCCAATTCAATATCAAAGGTTATCTCAACAAAAGGATTGGTATTAATTTGCTCGGTATTACCTAAGCTTGCTCTATCAGTATCTCGACCAATAGTATTACCACTATAGGGGTTGATCGTAAGGTTCTTCGTTAACATGGCTTCAGCGCCTGTTAATACACTTGCAGTCCCGTAGACTGCTTCAATTTTCGCTAAAAGCGTTTTTGCGCGAAATTTCATTATTTATCTCCTGCTGTCTTAGTTTTGGCAGGAGACTTAGGGTTCGCTGCCGCTATTTTTTCACTGTGCAACAGAGTTGCTTGGGGTTTGGTTTGTTCCTTTAGGACGCGTTTATCGTCCTTAATTACGAAGCTACCGCCTGTATTCATGAGTTCACCTTGTTAATTTTTAGGTATAAAAAAACCACTCAAAGGTGGTTTATGTGGTTTGCTTATGTGAATTGCTTAATCATGTGCGAGTCTTGATAGATTTCTCGCCAAATTCGCAAGCCTCCCTCACTTTCTAGGGGTGAACCTCGCGCAAATTGCATTTCAAAGTACTGCGGTGTTTGTTGAAACCCAAGCAGCTTATTTCTTACTACTGCTTGAAGCGCTGTAATATCATTACCTGCTGTTAAAATGGCAATGCCATAAGCACTATTTATTCTTTGTTTAATTATGTTGTCATAATCACTTTCTTCACCATCTTCCCCTACGCAATAAACCAATAAGGCAGGGGTTTCTGCGTTAACGCCTGTGGCTGGAACGGTAAATGAAATTTCTAGATCTAAGCGATAACATTCACGATCAGGTTCGTAATCTTTTTGTTTGTCGATAATTTCAATGGCGTATGAACTTGTCACTAAGGCCGTAAGCAATTCTTTTGCTTTAACCGCGAGTAGCTGCTGTGACTTTTCACGTAATGAAACAATAAAAGTATCGACTTGGGTTAATAAGTGCTTTTCAAAGTATTGATTTTTACCACCAACAAGCATGTAAACGATGTTTGGGTAACTTGGGCTTTCAGGTAACTTTAACGAATGTACGTCTGAGGTAACTGCTGACAAAACGATTGTTAATAATGCTTCAGTGTCAATTTGCGGGGTGGTAGATGCGCTACCCGCTTCACTGACTTGTTGGAATTCAGGGGCCGTTGCTAATTGATCAATAATTTTTTGTAAGCTCATTGCGCTCTGATCCTATCTAGTGATTTAGCCATGCCTTTGTAAAACAACCCTTGTAAATTACTTTCGTTATCTTGTAGTGCATTAGCCATAAAGGGATTTGCTTTTATGCCAGGATGTTTTATTTTTCCTGAAGCGTATCCCGTAGGACCAATTTTTAATGGTTTATTATTTGATTGGATAACATGGGCTTTTACGCCATTTTCAACTAGGTTTGCTTTTCTTGATTGACTAAAACCGTTAACTTTTTTATTAGGCCCAACCAGAATAGCAACATCATCTGCAGCAATGTTCATCCGTGATTTTTGGCGTTTATTTAATGATTTATGATTTATGCTCTGTGCTAAATAGCCTTGATCCTTTGGTGCCTTTGATGCCATAGATTTTTTTAGCGGTTTACTTAACGCAACTAAACCGGATCGAACAACTTTATTCTTAACTGAATCTTCAAGTTCGTTTAATTCTTTCAGCAATGTACTGAGTTCATGGCCTAAATTTAATGAGAACATGATTAGCTTCGCTTTTCTGCATCAATAATTAATTCTTTACGGGTACCGAGTAAATCACGGCAACTGGTAATATCAAATTCAGTGCCGTTGAAGATCAAACGATTATCTTCACTGACGTTCTTTGTGTAGCGGATAAAAATGATTAACTTAACTTTACGGCTTTTACCATGGTCACTGTCACTTTCATCGGTTTTCGGCTGCGTGACTTTGGCGCGTACAGTTTTAAGTGGTAGCCACTCTTCTTCTTTACCGTATTTCCCATCAACCTTAGTACGTTGTAAGAAGGTTATTTTGTTGCGTAATTCGCCAGATTTTAACGCCACTAGCCAACCACCACTTCACTAAAACCAGACAAACAAGCCTTAAACGCTGGATTTTCTGATAAATCGACATCTAGATCTGATTCGCGATACGTGTAAAGTGTAGATAGCGCTAACATTATCGCGGCTTGTAATGCTGCTTGTTTTGACTTCTTAAGATCTTCAAAAACAATAGCGTTAACAGCATCAACCGGTACTTCAGCTTTTGTTTCATACAAGTCACGCTGAATTGCGTGTTCAACCATGCCGATAGCAGCACTAGTAAACGTTGCGATAAGCAAGTCATCGTCACTTTCAGTCACGTTTAATTGTTCTTTTGCAGCTTCTAATGAAACTATTGGCATGATAAAACCTTTGTAATAAGGGAAAAAGCCAGCTAATACTGGCTTTTCGTTTTACTATTTAGCAGTGTTAACTACTCTTTTTCTTCTTGGTATGGTTTAGCAACCGCAGGCTTTAGCGCTAAGATATCTTTTGCAGCATCTGCATCAAACCCTGCAACATCACCATTAGCATATCGCTTGTGTGGTGCAATAAACTTCAGCACAACTTTTTCTTGTTTTGATAATGACTCTTTCGATTCGTTTTCAACTAAAGATTCATCTAGAGTCTTTTTTTCTTCAACAAGTTCATCATGAAGAATATTAAGTGCGTCTACATCGAGATCTTTTGTGATGACTTCTTTATCTAAGGCTGTAGCAAGAAGCAAGATAGCTTCAATTAATTGTTTTTTGTTCATGAAATTTTCCCTAGTTACACCACTTTAGTTAATTCAGTGGTGTAACTATTAAATGAATGTCAGGGTTAAATACTGCTTACCAAGTAATTTTAGTACCTAGTTGCAAGCCTTCTAAATGACGGAAACCAATATCATTACCCGTTACAACACGAAGTACTGATTGATTGCGTGAGTAAGCTGAAACGAGTGTACCTGTTGAGTCGTTGTACGTTGCTTCACGGCTAAAGTCGATGGTGTAAACATCGGTTTCACCAATAATTACATCGTTCCAATCAGCAAAATAGATTTCTGTTTCGTTGGTGCCAGTACCAAGATTTACAGGAATGTTTGTTGTATGTTTGATAGGCCAGCCTTTTAAGAAGCCATTAGCCATTTCAGGGTAAACTTTATTATTATTACCATCACGCAAACCTTGCAGTTTCATGAATGAACGCGGTGATAATGCCCAACCACACATGATCATGTTCGAGTCTGATTGCATCAAACCTAAAATCAATGTATCAAGATAAGCATCAATAGTGGCTAAATCTGCTGTACCACTCCAAGCAACAACTTGACCACCAGCAACAGCTGTAGCTTTAAAGCCAGTCGGTGTGTCACTCGTACCATCATCGCGTAAAAACGCTTTGTCTTGACGGTTAGAGATTGCATTAATCATATCGTTCAAGAAAATACCTTCAACACGAATACCTGCTTGTCCAATTAATTCGTTGGACATAGGCACGATAGACATTTGCGTCTTAGCCGCTAACTTCACATCATCAAGCGTAGCGCCTTCAGCGTTTTGCGGTGCATTTTCACCCTTATAGCTTGAGTTAGCGCCACTTGCTAGTCGTGGCATTGTTAAGTTGCCATTAACTAGTGGAACAGTTTGTGCTCCAAGTGTACGAACAACTGATTTTGGTCGTAATAATTCAATAATGTCATTAGCAACATTTTCAGGAACTAATGCGCCACCCGAATTACTTGCTGTAGAAATAGCCAAGGCAACATCCGCATCACCAATTTCATTAGCCGCAAATTTTTCAGCTAATACTAAGTCGTTTTCACCCGCTGCCATTGACATAGCAAAGCGAGCTAGTTTTGCTCCTGGGTAATCTTTTGCTACTGATTTTGTATGAATAGCCGCACTAACTGCACTTGTTACAGGCTTCGCGGTAGTAATAGCCATTTTTTCTGCTTGCTCTGCGCGTGATATTTGACCACCTAATTCATCGAACTTAGTTTGCATGCTTGCAAACTGCTCAAGATCTTCAGCGCTTAGTTTCTCGCCTTTATTTTCTTTGCTTGCTAATACTTGTACTTTTTCTGCAATCATTGCCTGATCGCGGCGTAGTTCTTCGATGCGTTTTAGCATGGTGTTTACCTTATTTAAAGTATAAAAAAAGGCCGCTCAATGCGACCTTATTGTGGTTGACTCTGCCGCGAGGCTAGAGCTGTGATTGCATACGCATATGCGCTGCTTGGATTGAAATGCTTTGCTTTGGTATTGGCGTTTGATTTGCCAATACATGCTGAGTAATTTGATTGATAGCATCTTGTGGCGTTGCTAATCGATCTGCTAAGCCGAGCTCTATGCCTTTCTGCCCTTCAAAGCAATCTGCATCAGTTGCTATAACAGCCTCTGCTGTCATACCTCTATATTTGGCTACCGCATTAATAAATTTTTGATAGGTGCTTTCCATGTTGCTTTCAATATTACTGCGTTCTTCTTCGCTTAACTCAGTGTCAGGATGGAAATCAATTTTACGAGCTCCACGATAAAAAGAGTGAATTTTCACACCTTGATCTTGGTAATATTGAGTCAGATCTAAACGTTTTGTGTAAACCCCAATTGAACCAACACCACTAGTGTCTGAAACGATTATTTCAGAACAAGCTGCAGCAATTAAATAAGCACCTGAAAAAGCGTTAAAATTAACAATGCAACGAATGGGTTTAATACTGCGCGACTGATAAATATATTCAGCTATTTCAAAAGCGCCTTGTGCATTACCGCCTCCAGAATTGACATCAAGAACAATTTCACTGATCCCATCATCATTAAGCGCTTTTGTTAATTGCGTTCGTAGCAACTCATAACTCATCATTTCTTCACATGCTTCAATTGAAAAACGACGAGGCACTAATATTCCATGAACAGGAATAACAGCGATGCTTTCGCCATGTTCAGGGCTACCAAGCTCAATAGTTTCAATATTACCTGCTGCCATTTGATGACCGCTATCAATGTGGTCAATTGAAGAACTCGCAATTTTATTCTGTAAGAAGGAAGTGACCGTATCAGCAAGTTGTGCAGTCGCTAGTAAAGGCACGTTAAATGCCATTTGTGCAATGTGTGAATAATTAATGATTTTTGGGCTTAATTGGTTGGACATAGTATTTGTTTAACCTCTGCTATACGTTCAGATGAAGCGCTTGTTATTTTGTTGTGTACCTCTAAATTCTTAGAGTCGACCATATTTAAAGGTGTTAAGTACGTTTCCCCACCAGTTACTGGTGGGAGATTTTCAAGACGTCTAATATCATTTACCGATAACCAACCCCATTGACGTGCAATAGCATAAGCATCGTAGCGAGATTTCATATCACCGCGAATCAAGCCGGCAACATTAAACTCAATGAAATATTCTTTACGCTCGGATGGTAAAAGCAAATCTCTACGCATGGCTGATTCCCATCGCTTAAGCCATGGCATCAAACCAAAAACAACATAATTTAATGATTGTTGCTCTATTGATTTATACGATTCACCAGCGCTTTCACTTAACATTGACAAAGGAACACCATACAAACGAGACATGTCAGCAACTGACATCCCCCTCGCTTCTACAAGTTGAGCTTGGTCGTTATTCATTGCCATTTGTTTATATGTCATGCCCTCTTGAAGCATGGCAACGCTAAACATATTACGAAGCCCTGAGTGTTTACCTACAAATGAATTAACAACAGTATCGATACCACTTTGCGTCTTAATTGATCCTGCATCTTTAGGGCGTTCAATAACGCCTGACAGAGTTGTACCATTTGAGAATACTTTTGATGCATGCTCTTCTACAGCTATTGATAAACCAATAGTGTCAGGACTTGTTTGTAAAGGGGATAACCCTTGAAATCCATCCATCGAAAACGCTTTGACATGGTGAACCATGCGCATTGGTAACGTTTTATTTTCTTCGATTAAATGGTAGTAGGGTAAACCATCATTACCTTTTAATATTTGTACTTTGTCTCGATGAATAGGAATTAATTCGGTGATGTTGGCTTTATTGTCCCGCTCAATTAATGCAATATGATTACCGTTTAAACCAAGAAATCCTTGTGCTGTTTCGAAATATTCAAAACTAGAGTCTTTTTGATTTGGTTGGTTATGCAATATGTCATATAGCGGATGTGCAACTGCTTTTTCTCTTTGATCACCATTGCGCTTATACACCTCACAAGGCAATTGTGCGACAGATTCAGCTAGTAAAGTTACACATCGACGCAAGGCAGACTGACTTAACGCTGTCTTAGGATCAACGATTACGCCAGACTTAGAATAAGTAGCACTTCCTGATCCAAACATGCTGAAATTACTAGCGCTATTATCTGAGCCACCAAAAAGTCCTGAGAAAAACATAGCCTACTTCTTATTTTTTTTTAGTTTATTAAGTGCATTTGCGCGTGCGAACAAATATGAGAAACCAATGAGTGCTATACCCATGGTTATAAAACCAAAATGAGGGGCTATTAAATAAGCACCATATGATAATAAAAAAATTCCAACTAGGCCCAATAAGCCACTAATCAAATCTGCTAGCATCCTACTGCCCCTGTATCATAAATAGAATCTTCTTCTTGAGGCTCACGTTCTTGTAACATAGCCTCCCCAATTGCCATCATTAATGCGACAGCACCATCAATTTTATTAATAGCTTTTTGCTTTACAGGTCTAACGACATCATCGTTACCTGGTAAGTTTTTACCGACAACGTTTGATATGTTCCATGTCATGACAGGATTACCATCATGATGAAATCGCCCGTTATTAATTGCGGCCTCGAGTTCTTTCATCGGGTCGCTTAAGTTTGTGTAATTCTGAGTTATAGTTACTACTTCAAGACCGTCATCCATAAGGTGATGGCCAAGGTTAGTTGCACCATGTGGATCAAGTGGTATTTTGATACTCGGTGTTTCTAAATGACTTGCTAAAATATCTTGTTGAATTTCACGGTAATCAATTTCGGCGCCATCTGTAACACTTAGTACGCCAAGATTAATATACTTTTGATAGCGCTCACCTAAGGACCTATTTTCATTGTTAAAAGCAGTGTCATACGGAACCCAAAATTGTGGGGCTATACAATACCAGTGCTTTTTACCATCAATTAGTTTCCAGAAAATACGTGCTTTAGAGTTCATATCTAGCTTGCGAGCTAAATCACATGCTTGAACACAATCATCACCAATGAATTGGTCAATGCTTAATGTTTTATCTTCACAAGCACTCCATTTTTCCATGTTGAAGTAGGCTTCTTTAGCCGTTACCCACATGTTTAAATGTTTAGTTTTAAATCTGTTAGTAAAGCGAGGGCGTGTAATTGCCTTTTGTTGCTGACTTAATAAATAGTCAGCCTTTACTGAAATACCGTAGTTAGGGTTCGCTTTAATCAATGCTTCTGGTGAAGCCCAATCATCACCATCATCAATACCAAAGATCAGACCAAACAACGTATCGTCTTTAACACCATGCAACATTTCAACAACACGCTGCTCAAGATCATAACAAGGGCTGTCAATATCAGATCCTGCCGTTGTGATAACCAACATCATTGGCTGCTCACGGGCTCCCATTCCGGTGTTGAATGTATCGTATTGATCATCACTTTGATGTTCGTGATATTCATCAATAATCGCAACATGTGGACTTGAACCATCACCAGGCTGACCGATAACAGGTTCAAATACAGAGCCATCAGTTTTAACTAATTTTTTTGCATTTATTTCTATCCCAAACCGTTTACGCAAGTTTGGTAATTTTTGAACCATAAGCTTGGCAGGTTTGAAAACTTCCCAAGCTTGCTTTTCAGTAGTAGCCCCACAAAAAATTTCAGCGCCATATTCGTTATCAGCACAAAAACCGTAAAGGCCTACTCCAGCTGCAACGGCTGATTTCCCATTTTTACGGGGAACCTTTAAATACAGTTCTCGAAAACGTCGAGTGCCATCCGATTTTTTTAACCAACCAAAACCAACAGCAAAAAAGAAAAGCTGCCAAGGCTCCAAGGTTATCTTTAATTTTCGCCTTAACCACTCGCCTTTGGTGTGGGGCAATAGCTGAATGAATTTACAAATACGTTCTGCTGCATCACGATCAAACTTAAATTTAAATTTCTTCTGTTTCTCTTTTTTTAAATCGTCTAAATGTCTTTTGCAGGCAAGTATCGTCAACTTACATGCAGGTATTTTTCCTGCTACAACTTCACGAGCATATTTGTTCGCTGCATTAACATTCGGGTAAGTAGACATTGACTAGAATTCATTAAACTCATTTTCTTCTTCATCACCTTTACCGCTCAAGCCTGTTCCAACTACTCGAGAGCGCGATAAAGGATCTAATCCTAAAAGTGAGCCCAACATTTTTAATTGACCAACTGCTATTTTATTAATGTTGACGGAAGGGTGAACTTTTTCACCACCATCAGCAGTTGAGGAATATAAGGTTTTTGCCATATCGTCTTGAGTTTCAAGCATCAATGACCAAGCGTTGCAATAAGCAACTAGTATCGGTAAATCTTCTCGGGATAATGTTCCACGAGAGATCATAATTTTACTTTGAGCTTTCCAAAGATTTATTGCATTTTCATCACGGCATTGTTCAGGTGGTGCAACTCTTGTTAATGTTGGATCACCAACAGATAACAGCGCATCATTCTTTTTTCTTCCGCCACCGGCCGCTCGAATTGCTGTCAAAATAACCTCAATTATTTTTCAAAAAAAGTTTTCTTATTTCTCACGTGTAAAAATTGACTTAGGTGGCTGTACTGGTAGAGCGTTTTGTTTTGAACAATTTAGTACCCCCTACCCCTTTCGAAGAGTGATAGCAGTGTGACCATAGCGCCTAAGCACCTCATTAACAGACTTGTTTCGCTCCCATGATGTCTTAATGGTGGCGCACTCACTACAGAAGCAAGACAGGTTACTAAGCTCTTCTGTGCCTCCCTTTGCTACTGGCACTATATGCTCAGTAATCACACCCCTAACCACAATTGATGGGGTCATTAACAGATGATTTATGCAAAGATGGTTAGCTAAATCTTTTACGTGAGGTGATATGTGATACTTCCACTGACTTGTGTGGTGAACACGCTTACCTTTAGCTGTTTGTTGCTTGCCGTACTTGCCCCAACTTGCATTACCTTCATGAACATCACAGTAACCATGCCGTTCAATAGTTGTTTTACCACATGATCTTTGTCTGCAGCGTTTAGGAGTAGCTTTAGGCATTAATGTTTATTCTCTAACGCATCAACCTCAGCCTCTAAAGCCTGAACAGCTTTATCCAATGAATCAACACGTTGAGTTAATAAAGCGTTGCTGGTGATCAATGCATTTCTAGCTGGTACCGCTTTATCTATTGAAGATTGAATTTTAGTAAGCGTTACTGATTGCGCTGTTTGAGTAGTAATGATTATCCCTTGCTGAACTTGCTGGTTACTCACGCTTAAACCAACCCACCCAAGTAAGCCCGCGATGATCACGGCAATAATTCCAGACGAGAATTTCTCAAACTGACTCAAGCGATGAGGAATGTACTGTTCTTGATCTGACATTATTTCGATTTCCATAGACTCATTAAGTCAGTGAGTACTGATTTAGGCTCTGCATTTGATATGGCTTGATACTTTTGCTGCTTTTCTTTAGTACGCTTACCAAAGTATGAATTTAGTAAGCCGGATGGAATACCTAACAACGCAGTAACTAAAGGCCAGTTATTGCCGATAGCGATAACTGACTCTGAATCTTTTTCATTAATCGCAATACCTAGCATGATAATCAAACCAACGATAGCGAACGAAACAACCCACGCCATCATCAAAGCAATAAATGGTCTTGTTGAGTTGCCTGTTTTATCTACTTCACCTAATGCGGCTATTACTTTGGTGTGTTCCTGTATCGACGTTATTTCAACATCAAACTCTTTGCTTAATACTTCAACTTGAAAGTTAGCCGGCAACTGAGATATTGCATCTTGAATATCTGCACCGGTTGATTTTTCTGATAGCTTACCCTCACTAGGTAAAAACCCATTCACCATTTTTAAAATAGCATTGCCACCTGGTATAACATCAGCGAGTATTGAACTGCCAACCTTTCCTAATATGTTCAGTAAGTTCATACTTTCACCAATTCAAAATGAGGTAAGTCTTTAAAGGTTTCATCTGAAGTTCTGCCGTCTGAATCCCAATCACCACCCCAACGTATGGTATGACTAATGCGGCCTGCCTTTAACAGCTCTTCTGCAACACGTTTTACATAACCATGAAATGAAGCAAACGCTATGGCATCATCCCAATCCGTATTCTTTAATTCTGGAAAGTATGGACCTGCATCTACAGCCATAGACGGAAAATTGTTGTGCTTTGAGTTTGGAAATTGAACTTGAGATAAACCAGCAATGAAAGCTTTCTCTTGCGATTCTTTTGCTCGGTAACCACAGAAGATAGAGCAATTTACAGTTTTACAAACCTCATTAAATATGAGCTGTAGGTCTATATGACAAGTTGCCAGCCTTGTAGTAGAAGCGTTTCCGAACTTAGGCATAATTTAGTCTCAGATATAAAAAAGCCCTATCAAATGACAGGGCAAAACATGTATGTAAGATGGCTAACTGATGTATTAATGGCTTGCCACACCAAACTCTTGGCACATATTAATAGTGCTGCTCGCTACAGATGAAAAAAGCCCCAACATTTCTGGCGGGGCTTTAACAACAATAGCAAAATCATACGCTTTTTATGGGGAATAAAAACCGCATATATGCCGAGTTATGTAATAAGTTAATAAATTTATATATAAACACTGAAAATTTAGGCTGATTACTACATAATGTGCTTAATTTATGAAATCACCATAAAAACAACAATATGTTGTGCTTAATGACAATATACACCACTTCATACAGTAACAAATACATACAAATTGATGTGTAAAAGCATTGCGCAGTTTCATGTAACATGGTTCAATAGCTTTATTGAAGCATTTGCTCTTTTATTTTACTTTTATCACAACAAGAAAATAACTGACTCGAAACAATATGCTCAAGAAATTTCTTAAATTGCCGACTATACTCAAAGAAGGCAACAATAATACAGGGTGAAAAATTATGAAAAAATCAATTATACTAATGCACGGAAGCGGATGTGGTTAATTTATACTCAAAAATGAAAACCCAACAAACCCCTATTTCATAAGGGGTTTTTTATTGCTTAAAAAAGGACGTTTACAATGAAAGAGGATGGTTTCAAGGCGCAATTTAAACTGACCAATGTGCTTGTTTTAACACTCGCTATAGTCATCATGATTGTCTCTTTTGTGCATCATATTGGCGATTACAGCGAATCTTATAATAAATTCTACCCTTTTTTCTGGGCGGCAATATTCTTCCTTATAAATGTAGGGATGATCCCTGTGCTTTACAGGTTTGGCCATTCCAAAAAAGCATTTTCTTACCAAGTTTGGTATGGCGTTTCAGCAATTGTTGCATTCCTTATAGCTTCTTCTTTTTGTCTATACAATTACTCCGTTAATGCCACAATTGTAACCACAGGACCCTACTTGGTTGTTATTTCAGTTTTCTCTGCATGTTCTGCAGCCCTAGGCTGGGTTATACATGTACAATTATCAAATAAAAGTCACAGAAAAACTCATACTCTAAGTTTATTAATGCAATCAAGAGTAAGTACCGAATATCAGCTTCAAGTTAAAAACTTCACTAAATGCTTCCCTGCCTCATCACCAATTAAAAAAGAGCACTTAAAATATATTCAGGAAACAGAAAAATATTATAAATTGCTAAACACAAGTTGCACTGACACATCTAAGGATGCGATGTTCGTTGATGGTTTGCATGCAGCTAGGTACTTACTGAACTATTTTGAGTTTTTAGCTGCAGGGATAACTAAGGACGATTTAGATGAAGACTTATTATTTGAGTGTCTATCAGGCATTGTGGTTGGGCAATTCAAAAAATGCTGCTTGTTTGTAAAGCATGCTCAAGTAGACTCCCCAAACACATACATTAACCTTGAAAAGCTCGTAGACAAATGGAAGCTAAGGCTACTGAAAGAAAAACTAAGGGCAAACTCAGAAGCCCGGTAAGGATCAGCTAAAGCAATTCTCTTTCAGCTTTTCCTACCCAAAAAAGAAAGGCTTTTTTATCTGGAAAATATAATACCTTCCCTTTATTGATATAACGCTGCCGAATAGCTGTTTTACATTGAGGGGTTAAACATTCCAAAATATTATCGATAACTTCAATATTATGAGGAACATGAATATTATCTGCCGAATGGCTAAATAAATGCAATGTACTTGAGCTGGCGCAACCAACCTCACAAGCTTCCTTTACGGATTGAGCGTTAGATTTACTAGAAAATCCTTGCCCCTCTTCTTGGCGAGCCCAGAAATTACCCCATTGCTTTAACTCACTTTGAACGTCTTTAATTGTTCTCATTGGTGGCTAGCTCCATAGCTTCGTTAAGAGACATTTTAAAAATATCAGTTATGATCCAAATAGCAT